GAAGTCATCCAGTCAAAGCCAAACCAAGCAACCTACATTGAATCACTCGTTCGAAAAGACGCTAAAATTAAAAAGGATGAAAACAAGTAACACAGCTATATTTTCACAGGAAATGTTCGATTATAGTCATGTAATAAATTTAGAAAAGAAAATAAAAAATGTGATTTATGGCTGTGAATACAACAAGTCTGTTCGTATGAAAATGGGACATAAATTCGGATTTGTCGTAACTAAGCTAAGGGAAAATGGCAAATATTGATTTTGGCGATAGAATAGGAAAAACAAAATACAAGCATGTATCCGAATGGAAAAATTCACGTGGCACGTATTTTAAAGCTCACATACGACTCAACGGAAAAACTTATACCTGTTCTAATGGAGACTTAAAGCTTTGCGCAACTCAACTAGATATTAAACTAATCGAGTCCGGTCGACAGCCTGTTAACGTCCTGAAGCCCAAATAAAACCTATTGTAATATTCACGTTACTTTTACTACCTTTACATGAAACAGCAATTTGTAACATGAAGTTGATAGAATCATTATTTAAAGGATCGATAACTAAGGCCGTTAATTCACAATTGGCCACACAGTTCGCCACAGATTACGCAAATACTTTAAATAACTTGGTAGCCTTCATGAATGGAGGGCTACCTACTATAAACCCTGATTGTGTAGATTATTATCAATGGTTCAAGACTGTTGGTGCTGTTTATGAAACGACTGATCTGATATGCAAAAAAGGGATAGCAGCCCCTTATGTGTATTACCAGGTAGTAAACGAGGCTAAGCTAAAGAAATCTAAATCTCTTCTTAAATCTGATCCTATTCATGCTCATATCTTAAAAACTCAGGCGATTAAGGAGGTTGATATCCCAGAGCTTACAAAATTGCTTAATAATCCTAATCCTTATCAAACAGGGCAGCAGTGGTTATGGACTACTATGTTGTCCTATTTGCTTAATGGTAATACATGGATACATGCCAATAAAGTAGGTGCCAATTCTAAAGCGAAAGAGCTTTGGTGCTTCCCTAATATGGAGATTGTAGCCAGTGAGCTTGATTTGTTAGACCCTATTTTGGGCTACATATTACAGAATACAAATAAGACTCCTTTCGAAAAGGAAGAGATTTACCACCTAAAAACTGGAAACGCCGCTCCGATTGATCGTGAATTTAGATACTTGTACGGAGTTTCACCATTAAGGGCCTATCTTGAGTCTTTGAGAACAATTAAAGAGTCAAATACCCAGGCAAGTAAACAAGCTAAAAACGGAGGTTCATTTGGTATATTATCCCCTCGTGATAAAGAGGATCAATTAGGCCCGGATCAAAAGAAGCAACTTCACGATAAAATGTCAGCAGCTCGTAGGTCTGATGATGAAATGGCACGTGTTTTCGCTTCGTCTATTGGGTTATTGTGGCAGAATATCGGTCTTCCTATAGCTGACCTGAAATTAATCGAATTGATGCAGGTTAATGAAGAGGCTATTTATAGAGCTTTCCACGTTCCGTTACAGTATCACAACCAAAAGGCTTCTACAGACAATAATGTCAGCACAGCGGTTAAGCAGTTAATTTATGACGCTGTTGCTCCTGTATGTGATGCAATCAGTGATGGTCTAACAAGGTTCGTCGGCCCAGGCTACGGCAATGTAATAATCGAACTGGATTATACTCAGCTTCCAGAAATGGCGGTCAACATGGAAGAGGTAGCAAAGTACATCATTCCTTTGGTTGATTCTGGTATAATTTCCAGAGATGACGCGCGTTTAGCTCTTAGATACGGCGAAACTAACTTAGACTACATGAAAGCATACTACACAACTGGAACGCTTACCAAAATTGAAGATGCTTTTAGGGGGGCGAAAAATACTCAGCCCCCTGTACAATAAAAAAGCCCCTTTCGGGGCCTGTTTTTAGTTAAATAGCCTGTACCACCACTTACTTCTAATCTTCCTTAGATCTTCGTTTGCGATGGACAGACTTGACCTTGTATCTGCCAGCTCTATAGCCATTTGTTTAGTGGCTTCATCTGCATTAATAAAGACGTAATCCGTATAATGAAAACGAGTAGACATCCGAATTGTCTTATCTCCTTGCAGGATTTCATCACATTCGGCTTTAGTTAGTAGAAATCTATTATAAGACTCCAATGACATTTTGATATATTCTTCCATAATTTTTATTTTAAGTTCTAAATTCGATAAATCTGCTGCTGTTTTCCTGGGATCTGAAATATTCATAGCCGGACTTTAAAGAATCCTGCATTTCACGGTTGGTAAAGCTGCGTTGTATGGCGTTATCTTTGTCTAGGCAGTATATTAGCTCTTCTGAGCCTACAACATCCTGAAACATGTGCCTAGTGAGACCTGCGTTGAATATGCGGCGCGATAGATCAATATGCTCATACTTGTTATTGTAGTTTGTATCAAAGCCGCCAACAGTATCAATACATTTTCTGGAAAAGTAAAGACAGTACCCATTAGCCAAACGATGCTCTTTTACTTCATGACGGTTTACAGTAATCAAATCTTCTAGCTTTGCATTCACTTTAAATTCTGGGGTTACATACTCATGAATCTTTTCTGATGGGTAGAATGTTGCGCATAAGTGATGCAGGTTAGATGTTATGTATGGCAATTCCCATCCTTGTTTTATTGGCCATGCGTCATCATCAAACAAAAATATGTGATCAGCTCCGGACTCATAGCACAGCTGCAAACATTTGTTTTTGACTTCTGAAATGTTAGTCCTTTCAGGAAAAATATAGTCGGCTTTCGCGTATTGCTCATCACTCCCCGCATCAACAATATATATACTTGCATTATCTGGGAAATTCAAATACATGTTATGGCAGCAACGAAAAAACGATTCTTTTCTATTGTATGTCGAAATTGCAATTGCGACCTTACTCATCTTTGATTTTCAATTTTAACCCCATGCTTATGCGCAATAGAGAAAAGCCTGTTCTGAATGTCTCGTGCGGTTTCCTGTTCATCCATTGGATGCTTTCCACTTATCGAACAGATCGTATTCCAAAGCTCAACGGTCAAATCCATTGCCTTATTTAACATGGCTTCATTCGGTCGCTTTGGTTTGTTGTAAACATTACCAAAGCCATCGTGTATTTCTACGCTCATAATTCTATCGGTTTATCAATTAATAAATATCCGATATGTTCTGACAATCCCTCAATTCTAATTGTATTAGGCGTTTCTTTAATGAACTGAGACATATCACCACTTGAAACAAAGTCAATGGTTATCCGGCCTTTAATGGCTCTGGATTGAAGGATGCCTGTAAATTCGTCTTTATATCCTTCGTGCTGTAGATCTTCTACATAAACACATGTTGGTATTAGTTTCATTTTGTTTTTTTTTTAGATTTTTAAGTTTTCTAATTAAGTTTGCAACTAAAGTGCGCCTTCTCTCGTGCTCAAAGTATATATCCCACATGCCAACCCGTGCGCATTTAAGCCCTAATTCAGTTAAGTATTTATCATATCCATCTTTGTATGCACTCCAATAGTCAATCCGTTTTTGAATAATTTTAGATTGACTATTGAATATGTTTTTTAGCTTCATGATTTAGTTTTATACCTGCTGCATTATAGGATGCCCGACGCGTAGTAGGATTTTGTAATTAGTTGTTGTTGATTTGTTGTGAAAATTTATCAAAAGCCTCTTTTGCTTTTAAAGTAGCCTCACAAATATCTTCTTTTAATGCTTTAGCCATTACATCAACGTGATATGCTAGTTTAAACCTAGCAAATCCTATTGATTCATAGATTGTCTGTTTGTCAATCTCAGATAATTGAGGGCCACAATAATATTCTTTGATGTATTTCTCTAATAATTCTTTGTTTGTCATAACCAAAAGTAGCTATTAAACCGTTACAAGTTTGTAACTATTTCGATATCTAAATCAGGTTTCTTGCTGATTATTTCAAAATCTTCTGTTGTTACCATAGTTTTTAGTGTAACGGTAAGCCCAACAAATCCATGATGTGACATATCATTTTGAATGATCATGTCTATCTGCATCGGAATAACATCGCCATTGGGCATTGTTGCTATCAAATATTTACCATCGTTGATGATCTTCACACTATCTTTTTTAAAATCGAATGCCATATTATAATTTTTGAAGTTTAATTTCTGCTCTTATTGTTGTGTGCAATTCATCAGGCAACCCAAATTCAATTTTAGGCTCTGTCCATACGCAATATTGTTTATCCTTATAAAATAAAGTACTGTTCCTATCAGTTGAAACACCAATCCTAATAGACCCCTTTTCGTTCATGTAATCTATTCCATCCTTTTCGAACATCACGATTATAGCGTTCCACAAATCGCTATATAATGAATGTGCATTATCTGAAATTATAGTGTCTAAGAAATTATCCATAATTATTTCTGTTTATTTTTCCAGTGTTGGAAGCTTGGATTATCTTGGAATAGTGTTTTGTTGTACTTCTGATTGAACTTATCGCATTGTCCCCATGTGTAAGCGTCTCTTTCATTTGCTGATGTCCGGTTAAGCGTTGTTGAGCCTAAGTGTTCTACTAAAGATCCAGGCACAAGCATAGGCATTATCCCAATTGCTTTAACTTGCTCAATCGTTGCATTATCAGCAAACCAGAAAATAAAGTCCTCATCGAATGTGTTGATTTGCTCCCAGACTACTCGTTTAGTCATGAAGCACCATCCACTAAAGAACTTCCCGCACTTTTCGCCTGTCTCGTTTTCAGTCATGCCTTTTTGCCTGGCATCTTTTGGGCACTTTGGAGACATCACCGGATGATCAGCGATCAATAGTTGATGTAACCATCCAGAGCTAAACAATAAATCGTT